GTTACGCCAAACTTCTCGGCTATTTCGCTACCGGTGACCGAGCGTCCGCGCGTCTGAATCATCCAGATAACGCGCTCACGGAGGCCGGAGAATTGCCCGGTGCGCACGGGCCTGCGGTAGAAGGGTGTGCGTTTCATTTCCACTGTTCCCCGAACGTGAATCCTATCTCCGCCAGCGCCTCGTCCATCTTCTCGATGAACTCCGGCACCATTTCGTTGAAATCGGTCATGTACTGCTGATCCCGCTCAACGACGACGTGGTGAATGCCTTCGCGCTTCATGCGCGGGTCATAGTTGGCAAAGAACCAAGCGTCTTTTCCAGTTACCCACATGCTGTATTGCACCTGAGCCATGTAGGCGGACTTGATGGCTTCGAAACCCCCAAGACGGAATTTCATGAAGTCGCGGGAGGTGAACGGGCATTTCAGCTCAAGGCCGAAATTGTTACTGCAAAGACCGTCAGGGGAACAGGCAGTACGCATGCTCTCGTCACGGAACAAGATCGGAGACTCCGTGACTTTCACGTCAGTGGTGAACTCGAAGAGAGTGCGGGCGTCTTCCTCGTACTGCTTGCCCCAAGCCAACGCCTTAGCGTTAACCTCTGGAGCAACGCCGGTACACACCTCGGCGAGCAATGTGTGGAAGTAGGACATCTTCATTCCCGTCCATTTCGTGCCGGATCGCGGCTTGGAAATTACGTTGTGTACTTCTGAGGCTGTGATGACTCCGAGGCGTAGCCGGTGCCACGCCTCATCGCCCTGTTGGATAGTGGTGACGTCAATGCCGGTCCGGGAAAGGATAATTTCTGGTGTCATAGTTTTACCCTGTATACGTTCTGCTTATTTGAACGGGTCCCATCGTGAAACCATATCGCGCACCTGGTGACTTCTATCCATTTACGCCGTTCAAGCTCGGCGATAAACCATGAAACGCGAGACCTTGTAATGCCTAAAATCTTTGCCATATCGCGAATGCTGTGTTTTCCGCTTCGCAACAATGAAAGGAGGGAAGGTGTCATGCTGCCGCCTTAGCTCTTTTTTGAAGGAATCCAAACCCTTTCTGCGCCTCTTCTTCAGTAAGCTCTGACGCCTCAAGAATTTGCCGCTTGAAGATGTCACTACACAGAGGGAGGAAGTCTTGTTCCCAGTCTTTATTCAGGGCGGTTAAGAGATCGGTGATCGCCTGTAGAGTTTCATCGCTTGCTGCTGGTGGAAGAGCTTCTGTGGCGCTGCGCGGCGTTACGTCCCGCATATCAACGTCCAGAGATTTCCCTTCCATTTCTTCGGCGGTAGGCTGCTGTCCAATCTCAGGCCATGCCTTACGCAACGCCTGAGCCTCAGCGCATTTCGCCAGCTGTCCATATGGGCGTTTTTTCCACATCGCGTTCGGCGCCGTGGTGTCGCGGCCGCCGGTTGCATAGTTCTCAATCCAGTATTCTTTGGCGCTGAACTCGACGATCTCGCCGCTGGGCATGCGCTTGAAAACGGTGTATTTGCACCACTGAGGGAAGGTAACCTCGACACCAGTAAGCGTCTGAGTTACGTCGGGACCGAATTCTGGTTCCCGCGCCCCGGAATAATCGCCGGAACGGTCTGCTTGAATGCGGTAAAGCCCGATGCCCGGCATGACCACATCGCGCCATTCGCTTTTACCTGTTCTCGAGTCTTTGACGCTCATCGGCACGAGGTGGACAGGCTTCAGTAGTGGATCAAGTTGGCGGGCTCGGCAATAATCTAGCGCCATCATCACAGATTCGTCTTTGGCGCCAGGGTAGATGCTGTTCTTCAGCGCGCTCCAGGTAGCTACGTCGATACCTTTTTCCGCCAGCGCGCTCGCTGTGATTGTTAATTCGTTTGCCATCGTTAATCCCCTCAAAAATTAAAACGGGCAGCCGGTACGGTGTTCCCAGTCGTATTCCGCCTGGGCGTAGGCAACTGCCGAAATGAATTCGTTGTAGGCCTCGCCAGCTTTATCGCTGCGAAGGCCTTCATACGGGCTGGAGTCAATCGGGATCGTGAAGTGGAAGAGGCCGGACGGCTCTTTTGGCATCATGTCGATGATTTGCTGCGCCCGGTTGTCGATCCACTTCTCTTTTTCGTCGGCGAGTTGCTGCTCAACCCAGCGCCGATCTTCGATGCGGTCGTAAGTGAGGTATGCGTTCATGGTTGCCTCAGTAGTGGATTTTCGCGCAGGGGATCAGGTCATCTTTCAGAGCGGTAAGCACTTCGATAGCCTGTTCTCTGGTTATGCTGGTGTGGCTGGTGATCGCGTTAACGATGTTGGTTCCTACTGTCTTGCGGTGCTTCACGTCAGCTTCACGCTTGGCCTGTTCGTCGGCGATGCGCTTCTGCTCAGCCAGGCGAGCTTCTTCTGCCTGTTTTGCTTTGAGGCGTTCAGCTTCAACCGCCGCGGCCTTTGCGGGTCGATACATCCGGCACCAGGCTGCGAGCTTCTTTCTCGATCGCCTCAATAATCGGGTCGAACTGCTCTTTGGTGGTGAATACCGCCATTGTGTTCTGTTTCTCAATGACGACTAAATCCGTTACTTCGCTCATGGTTTCTCCTGAAATTTTGATGTGCAGATCCCGCCCGCTTTTAGCCAGGCCGATCGATTGAATAGGGTGATTGGTATCAGTGAATCATCGGCTCGCCGCGCTCATTCAGTAGCACAACGACGGAATCACTTTTGATGATGGTTTTTTCGAAGATGTTGAAGGCGTACAGGCCTTTCTCAACGTTCGCAGAGGCGCGATAAGTTTTACCGTGGTGTTGCAGCATTGTGCCCGGTAAAACCTCGCTACGTGGCACTGATGCGGTGCCGTAGTGCATTCCAATCATACCTTCACCTCAACCTGTTCCAGGAGGCCAGCGATATGCATCTGCCAGCGGTTTAGCGTCAGCTTGTCGCGCGGGTTCGACACTGACGTCAGCTGCCACTCGTTATCGTTGAGCTTTTTGGCGGTGTACTGCTTGCCGTTGTGGGTGACTGTCATGAATCCTCCCGCTTTTCTTTAATGTCGGCGCGGAGGTGAATCTCGTCGCCATTCGGCAGTGGTATAACGATGATGTCATCGCGAGCAACCATCAGGTGTGCTACAGCGAAAATAGCCTCGTCTGTTACATCAAACTTCTCGCCAGTGAACTGACGAACGCCGGGCGCCAATTTACCTGGCTTTGACCGACCCGCGAAAATTCGTTTCGTCAGACCTGAAAAACCTACCGTGATTGGGTTGCTCATAAATCCTCTTGGCCTTATCGCGGCGAACGGAACGGTTAATACAAGACTTCTGCGCAAGCGCACATTCAAACAATATTGGCGGTGGATGGCCGCCGGTTGTCATAACTAAGCCGCTTCTGTGACGCTTTCTGTCACTAACCCGCTGAACAACAACATAGGCCGACTTTATGATCCGCAAGAATACACCGGTCTACAGTACCTCTGATTTCATCAGCAAGGTGATCGGCGTGCCGTGGGCTAACCGGGCTTGCTCGTTCGATAGGGTGGATTGCTGGGGACTGGTGGTGCTGTATTACCGTCACGTTCTCGGCATTGAGCTGCACCAGACTCCGGACTATGAAGCCGGTGAGGACTTCTTCACCTGCTATCAGGGCGACGTCGTTTTCTGGTGCCAGATAGATAAACCTGTCGAAGGCGGGATATTTGTCGGATACCGCGGCGCGCAACCGGCGCACGTTGGCCTGGTGCTTAACCGGCAGGCGCTGCACTCGAGGGGCGAGAACGGCAGCGTGCGCATGGACTCATTACTGGTTATTCAGCGGGCATTCACTAAAGTGGAGTTTTTCGAATATGGCGCTGGTTGAAATATCGAATTTTCCAGGAACGCCTAAGCTGCGTTGCAGGGTGCCAAACGGCACCCTTTTTTATGACTGGCTGGCGGCCAATGATGGCACCTTTCACCGTGATCTGCTGATCGTCAGAAACGGCGTGAGGTTAAATGATGATGATCTGGCGTTTGAATTGAGCGAACTGGACACTATCCAGATTTTCGACCAGCCAA